AAAAACCTAAACATCTTGTCTTCTGCATCGGCAGATAGTTTAGCCCCTTTGACAGTAATTACGTACCTTGGTACCGCCTTATTTTCAAAATAATCAATATTGTATTGTGAGGCAAGTTGATCTCCAATTAAAGACGGCATGGCTGCTAATATGTCTGGAATTCCATAAAATGTATTTAACGGAGAGTATTGTTTAAGATGAATAATCTCATTTGGTCTTGCATCTTCTGTAACTGGGTTTTGATTCTTTGCCTCAAAATTTCTAAAATATACGATTTTGTTACCAATGATTTGAAGATAGCCATCTTTTAAACGACGAACACGAACTGTGGTTGCTGGTATATGACCAGCATATCCAATCTCGCCATTTACTTTACGACCTATCTCTAAAAATCCATTACCTGTTGCTTGTAAATCTGTGTAAATTTTCTCCATGGTAGTGGTAAATGAGTCATCATCATTTAAGGACTCAAGCCAATCACGAAGCAATATTTTCGCTCTTTCAATTCTATTTCTTGCTCTACCAACCTTGCCTTCATCATCGCTCATCTCAAAACTTAACATTGTGCGATCTGTAATATCAAACCTATATCCCAAACCAACAACATTTTCTACCTTAGCGTCAATAGCAGCATGATTAGCAAAATTTGTATCATAAAAATTAGCAAACTCATACATGTTGTATGGAGGAGTAATTACGTCAAATAGTCCGTAGCCATTTCTATATACCGTGCCAGGATTGATTTGTTTAGATCCAGCGTTGTCTCCTGTTGGTGATGCATTTGCAGAATCAAGATAGCCTGGATTATTTACTAAAACCTTAGTAAGATTTCTTGTAGTTCTACGACGGAAATTGTTATCTATGCCAGACAAACCCTTTAACTCGTCCCATGATTTTGCAAATGGGTCAGAATATGCAAATTGACTAACCTCTTTATCTTGCGTATTTAAACTAGCCTGTATAAAATCAAAATTTTCATTCACTTTCGTAAGCCTCTTTTCCATGTCTTTTTAAAGTTTTTTGAGCATCATAAACTGCTCCAAGATCATTAACGTTTGGAATTAATCCTTGCTTCATTCTATCTTTCATCTCTGAGTATGCTTCTTCAGATACTCTGTTTAGTCCAGGAACAAAAATACACTCTCCGTCCCCTTCGTCGCCATAATACATGGCAGCCTTTTTTAACTCTGATATTTTAGAGATATCGCCACGCATTGCTGGAATATTTAATACGCTCTCATTTCCGTCCGTAAACCACTTTCCATTTGCTTTTTTGTATACATAAAGACCCCAATCATAGTTTTTTTCTATAACTTTGCGCCTAATGTTACCAATTTTTGGTTTTTTTTGCTTACTCATATCCATAAGTATAGCAGATTATACTGGTGTGCCTACCCTTAAAGTCCAAGTTGTATTTTGATATACCTTAATCTTGTCAGCATCCACAGTCAATCCCTCGTCATCATCAAAAATAATCTTATTAGTTCCTATGTAGGTATTATAAACATCTGTAGGATTTACCCCATAAAGTTCTGAAGACCCTAGAACTAATACGCCTTCCCAGTTACCAGAGTTTTTCCAATATTCCCACTCAAAATTTGTTCCGTCATAAGATATTACTTGCTGCCAAGGCCTGGTTAATACGCTCTGGATTTGCTGTAAATTGTTTGCTTGATAAAATGCAACATTGTTAAATGTGAACTGACCATTAAGATTTATTGCACCTAAAAATAAATCAAAATTCAAAGCGGTAGTAAATCCTATTCCAAGGACTCCCCATTCATTTCTTGTAACAACTGGCTCTCTTACTAATCTGCCATTCCAATAATATGAAATTCCAGAGTAATCTTCTCCTGTTAAAAGATTTTTTGCATATATTCTTGCACGATCTCCAGTCTCGCTATCTGCTTTAAAATAAAATTTTATAGTGTTTGATTTATGTTTAATTTCAAAAAGTTCTACGGCTGTTTCTGGAAACTGCCTTTCATCATATCTCATCCACATTTGGAAAGCACTTAGACGATAATTATCTGCTCTGTTGATATTTATTGGAACTGACAACCCTCTGTTAATCAGTGGATCGTAGTCTCCACGAATTTTAATTCCAGAAGTTTTATTTAAATATAAATACGGAGTGCTTCCTTTATAAATGCTAAATGGATTTTTTGATTTATAGTCATAATATATTCCTGCCTTTTTATACGGGAATATATCTATTCCAAACCTAGTTCCAATTGGATTAAAGGAGTTATCATTAAATGCTTGAGATGCTAATTCAAGCCTTTTGAGTCTTAATGGTTTTGTTAAAATACCACGAATATTAAAATCTAAATGAGTTACAATAGCAAGTTCATTAAAATCAACATCGCTTGCTGGATAAATCAAAGTATTGTCTACGACTTCAAACTTAGTTGTTAACCAGTCTTGAAAATTGGACATTTCAATTATTGAACCTTCTCTTGCGGTTCTTACGGTAGTAAAATTAGATCTTGGTGCGTTGGCTCCGTCTTCAATATATTGGAATGTTACATAACTTCTTATAGCAGCATCTTCTGTATTGTATTCATAATATTTTTCTGTTTGACCGCTCATTTGTGTATAATTTTCCCAGCCAGTAAACAAGTAGTTGTCTAGTTGATTGTAGGTTCTTTGAATTGGAGTTTCATAATCTTCTGCAAGTTCTTCATATGTCCAACCACTTGTTGATGATTCAGCAAGCAGTTGCGATGGAGATGGATATCCAATATTAAATTGTAAAAAGTCAAGTTCATAAAATAAATTTGCATTGCTATCTTGAACAAATTGTGCAAAATATGAAAGTGGCAAATAATCTTCCCAGTATCCAGCAACTCCTATGTCTAAAAAGTATGTGTCATATGCCTCTGAGGGTAGCAAGGTATAACTTGCGGTAAATCCAATAAGTGATTCACCAGAGGTAGTTGCTGCAAAACCATCATCAAAATAATCTTCTGCTTCTTTTGCGTTAACTGCTGTAGACAAACCAAAGGAGTAAAGGTGTCCCTCAAATGTATTAGCAGCGGTAGTATCTCCAGCAACATATAATTCAAGAGCATTTCTATTTCCAAAGAAGGAGGCTACGCTTCCACCAAACCTTGTAACAAGATCTGGAATATTTATGCCTGCTGCAAAAATTTCATCTACATCAATACCTGAGTAAGTATACAAAGACGTAGTGGCTCCATTATAATACAAACTATAAACAATATCATCATCGTCTTGAGTTACCTTGAAGTAATTACCGTTAGTTTTGTTATATATTTTAAATAATGTTTGATCTATTGAAGTAATATCGTCATGACTAAATACTCCATATACCGCTTTTACTTCCTCATTTAAAACATTAAAATTTGTAAAATTATAATACGCATGAACAGAGTTCCAACTGGTTGTTGGTCTAAATGTTATAAATTTATTATCTTCATCTTGAATTTCTTGATTATCATCATATAAATCTTGTACCTCTTCTTCCTCTATAAAAATTACTGGTAATTGATATTCTGGAGTGCCGATGTGAGTTGCTGCTGTTATCAAGTTGTCAAATGAACCTTGGTTCCAATTTGCAAAATTTGGATATGTATAATTTGCTGTATAGTCTGCAAAACCATAGTCTATGAACGCAGAACTTCCTCCATATGCAGAATCAATTCCTTCTGGAGACAAAACACCTTGACCATAAACCCATCTGCGTTTTGCTACTGGTATTGCAACTTGGTATGGATAGATAGCGACACAATCTATTTCTATAGGAGTTACATCGGAATAGGCATAAAATCCTAGCCAATCTTGTTCGTCTGAGCCATCCAGTATTTCTGGTAACACTAAGTTGTCTGTTTCAATATTTAAATTTATTACTTCTTCGCCATTAACTAAAACTGTTGCATTATTTCTAATTATTCTTATGTGAATTAACATAGGCCTAAACCATTCACCAACAAAATGAGAACCAAAAACTTTACCTATTACAAGTGTTAAGAATCCACCCTCTACGTATAAACCATCTAATGAGGCTATTGGTCCAAATATTCTTTTTGGTTCTACCGCATCAGAATTTATTCTAGTCCAAAACTCAACTGTATAATCTTTGTATTGTCCATCTTCGTTTAAAAATCCTTTCCCTGGAATTATTAAAGATGGCTCTCCAGAAGCATTGGGTCTTAGTATCGTAGAGCCACTGGCACCATATACCATTGGAACACCAGAGTTTCTTGCAACAAGTGAGTTATTATTCATTAAGTAATACCCGTGATCTCCACCTAAACCATATGCTTCTGCTTCTATACCGCTTGTTGCTGCAATTGCAATTGAAGATGTAATTGATAAACTTTGTGCACCCAAAGATATATTGTTATGCTCTTCTGACCATTGACCTACTGTTACACCGTTTACATAAAATGCTTCTGATGAGGTTGATGCTCCTCCATTAAATGTTGCTTTAATGATTGCTCTCATTGTTGTATTTTCATTTGGAATTTCAAACGTGCCAGAAACAAATCCCCATCTAGCATTTAATGACGTATCAAAGGTATTTAAATTTTCAACGTCAGAAGATGTTGTTGTGTCTGTATATTGATATCCTATTGATACCGAACTGAGAACTGCGGTAGAGTCAAAAAAGTATGCACCTACTGCAAAAGTTCCAAGATCTGAATCTAAAGTAGAAAAATTTATAAGATCTTCACTTACGCATATAATGGTAAAACTTGTATTTGCTGGTATTACTAAATTTAATTTATTTACAGTGCTATCTGTAAAAGGCTCAGTTAGGGGGGCGCTAGTAGAAGCAAAAGAATCTACATTGGTTTTAGTCCAACTGGTAAATGCTCTTTGTTGCTCTGTTATAAGGCTCAGATAGTCGGCAGTGTCGTCTAACGCCCACAATATAGTGGGATGTTCTGAGTATACCTTTTCTGCATATAAATTTGATGGGTTAGACATATTACTCCTTACCGTCAATTATAGCATTTATGCAGTTTTTATCTCGCACACATCTGTTGTACAGTATGCCTCA